AACTGAAAAAGAAGGGGTGGGGAGCGACCCCACCCCGAACTGGACTTCAGTCGTCCCACTCTCCAACGATGTCGGACAGGTCGGCCTTCTCGGTAGCCTCAGCAGGAGTGGCCGTTTTCTTGACCACTTTCTTGGGCTCCTCGACGACTTCGGCTTCCACCTTCTCAGCCTTGGGCTCGGCCTTGGCTTCAGGTTTCGGCTCAGTCTTCAGCGCGTTCTTCGCAGTCGGGGCAGGGGCCGGTGCAGACTCCTCACCTTCGGCTTGATCCATCTGGCTCACCGTCATGGTGATGGCCTTGGTTGTATCGGGATGGTCACGCAGTGCCAACACAGTCTTGAGTTCGCCTTCGTTCAGCGGACGCAGGGGCTTGAACACCAACTTCATCTGGCCAGCGGGGTCAAAGCGCACCTCGGTCACCACGGAGATGACGTGGGTGTTGTGTGCCTTGAGGTAGCGACCGTAGGCTTGCAGTGGCATCTTCTGGCCGTCAGCGTCACCGAACACGGAGGTTGCAGGCAGGTTGAGTTGATACACCTTGTCGTCCACACCACCATCGCTGGCCAGCACGATGGCAACACGTTGGGCGTAGCGGCATGCGCGGCCATCGCCTTGGGCGGCAGAGCCTTTGATGTTCTGAGGGCAGTCCTTGCAGAACTTGGCTTGACGCTGATCTTCGGGCACGGCGGCGTCGGGGCTCTGGGTGTCGCTCGACCAGCAGGTGGGCTTGGCCTTCTGGCCCTTGACGTAGGTGCCAGCGTAGAAGGTGCGGGACACAGCGGCGGCGTTGACGATCACGATCTGCATCGCACGATCTTCAGACACACGCACTTCCTTGCCACCGATGATCTCGCGGAACACGTTACCTTCGATGCTGATGCGGCGGTTGCCACCCGAACCGGCAATCTTCTCGGTCAGGTTGTCTTCGAGGCCCTGCAAGAGTGCGAGGGCAGAGGCGGATTGGTTACCAAACAGGGTCATTTCATTCGACATGTCGTTTCTCCTTAAATGTCTTTATCGGGGTTGAGGTCAAGTTCCAACTGCACAGGTGCGTCGGGTTCTTCGGGTTCGGGCTCGGTCTTTTCGGATTCGTCCTTGGGTGCGGAGGTCAGGGCTTCGACCACCTTGGAAACGCTGAATCGGTAGGTGTTGCCCACCTTGATGTACGTTTCCTTCGGGATCAGGCCCTGTCGCACCCATGCACGAACCGTAGAGATCGAGACCGTGAAGTGCTTTGCCAAATCTTCGATTGGCACAAACGGTTCGGTCATCATTTCTTCCTCACGGTGATGGTGTACTCGCTGTCCACGTTCAAGCCCGGGGGCAGCAAGTCGGGGTTGGCTTCCAAGAATTGCTTCGTGTTGCCTTGGTGCAGACGTTTCTCAAGGAGTTCAGGGACGTTGTGTTCGACCACAAACTTGCCCATGGATTCCCAGTCGCTCGTCCAATAGCGTGTTGTCACGCCACGATAGAACAGGCCCTCGCCAGTTCGCACCGACTCGACATTCTGCTCTTTGCAGTAGTCCAGCAGTGCAGACTTGACCTTGGTCATCTGCTCCTTGAGTGCCTTCTCCTCGGCCTCGAAAGCGGCTTTCTTCTCCGAGAGGGTGGCATTCATCTTGAGATACACCTTGACAGTTTTTCAACTGGTACGGTGGGTTTGCTTTCTTCTGTCATCTCGTTTCTCCTGTCGTTGTTGGGAAGTTAATTATAGTGGTGTTTTCTCCTTTATTCAAGCAAATCTTTGTAAAGATCAACAATTTTTGAGTGAACGTCGATTTTGTTATCGAGTAAGTTGTAAACGTGTCTTTCTACAGCCGAGCCAGCCAGTTGGACGACTGTCGATGGGTGGCGTTGACCGCTCCGGTGCACCCGGGCGTTGGCCTGTGCATAGGTCTCCAGCGAGGATGTCGGGCCCCACCAGACCACTGTGTTGGCCGCAGTGAGCGTCACGCCGTGCGCGGCAGACTGGGGCTGGATCACCAGCACCCTCGGCTCAGGATCGTTCTGGAACGCCCGGAAGATTTCAGTGCGCTTGCCCACAGGCACGTCACCACTGATCACCTCGTTGGTGTATCCGTCCTCTGACAACTTCTGAGACAGGATGGCGATCACGTGCTTGAACGGCACGAAGATCAGCACCTTCTGACTGGACTCCTCGATCACCTCGGTCAGCACGCTGTACCGCTTGCCGATGTCAAACTCCAAGGTCTCCCCGGTGTCGGAGTACACGGCACCACAACTGATCTGAAGCAACTTGGACATGTTCACGGCGGCGTTGACCGACGTGATCTCCTCGCCAGAGGCTTGGATCACCATGCGCTTTTTCAGCAGGTCGTAGTACTTCTGCTGTTGCTTGGTCAATTCGACGTTGCGGCGCACGTAGGTCATCTCGGGCAGGTCAAGGCACTCGTCCTTGGTGTAGCGGATGGCCGGTTGCAGTGCGTTGTACACCGTCTGTGTTGCGTTCTCTTTGGGGAGCCAGCGGTAGTTCGACAACTTCACCATGACTTGATCACGGAAGGACGTGAAGAACTTGGGCACACCTTGGGGGTTGACCAACTTGGCCAGACCGTAGGCGTCAAGGGGTGACTGGGCGGCAGGGGTGCCGGTCATCATCCAGAGCCACGTGTCAGGCTTGACCAGTGAGTTCAGCACCTTCCAGCGTTTGGTCATGCTGTTCTTGTAGGCGTTGGCCTCGTCCACCACGATCAGGTCAAAGCCGCCGCGCTCGATGTCGTCGGCCACGATCTCCACACCGTCGTAGTTGATGATGACGAATTCAGCCGGGCCGTTGATGATGGCGCGGCGTTTGTCTTTGGCACCGTAGGCGATGTCCACGTTGCGGTGCATGGCGAACTTGAACAAGTCAGCACGCCATGCCGAATCCATGATCGACAACGGGCAGATCACCAGCACCCGACGGATGCGCTTTTGCTTGAGGAGGTAGTCAGCGGCCCAGATGACGGAGCCAGTCTTGCCAGTGCCCTGCTCGTTGAGGCAGAACGCACGTCGGTTCATGGTCAGGAACGCCGCAGTGGTGCGTTGGTGGTCGAAGGGTCGGTGTTGTCCGGGCCAGTCGTAGCGCCCGAGGATGGGGGAGGGGACGTTCTTGATGCGGAGGTTGCGTAGCACCTGTGCCTCGTCAAGGCCCCAGTGCACAACGACTTGGTTCCCCGGGAGTTCTTTGCTCTTGGGGATGACCGTCGTAATCTGCTGGGGGTTGCGCACCTTCAGCAGCAAAGCCTTGTTCTCTATGATTTCCATCGTTTCTCCGCAGACGGACTAACGGCGTGAAACGGGTCTCCGCTTCACGCTCGTTGTCGTCGAATTTTTAATATAGCCGGTTGCCCGGCCTCGGTCAAGAGGGTTTCTTACCACCCGGTTCGCGTACGCTATGACCATTGCGTGCACGGTTCTTGGCAGGGCTCAGTAGCCGCAGGCCAGTCTTGTTTGACCCACCTTTGGATAACATCTTCACATGGTCGATGTCTTTACCCTCGCGCTTGTCGGCTTTGCCGTTGCCGTTTTTATCGGCACCCGTCTTGTCCATGGCGCGTCGCGCTCGTTGGCGCTCCATGCGGTCAGCATGCTCACCGCGCTCCTTCTGCTTCTGGTACTCGTCCTTGTAGGGCCGAGGTGACTTGGTGTATGGCATGACGCCTCCTAGTAGCGTTGCAACGATTCACCAATTTTAGAGCGAATCTGGTGCATAAGGGAACCATCCATCATGATGGCTTCGATCAAAAACCCGACTGCCAAGTCACGAATCTTGCCCTGATCCCCGTAGTCGTACGCCTTCTCAAGTTCCACCTCGCGCCAAGGGGTCGAGGCCGGGAACAATGCGCGGTGCAGTGCAAGAATCACCCGCTTGTCCACCTCACGGTGCATCAGTAAGTTCAGGGTGGCGGCGTCTTGTGTAACTTCTTCAGTCATTGACGCGCTCCTTGTACTCGCGCTTCGGGGTGTATGGGAACGTAATAGGCTGGGCGCTTTCACTGCTGGTGAAGTGCGACTTGAATCGCTCCCCCGTTTCCTTGTCGGTGCACCAATCCCAGAAGATGATCGCCTCGCCGTCGTACGCCTGCCCATCGAACCGATCTGCTTGCTTGAACACGTGACTGCATCTGATGTTCTGCTTGCAGTAGCCATGGTCAATCCATTCCCAGTCCTCGCCGGTCAGCGGAACAATCGGCTCAAACATGGCCAGTTGCTTGAACAGGTTGACGGTGTACGGTGCAGTGCTACCGCTGTGCCCCTCGTCGGAGAACACCTTCAGGAGTTCCAGCACGTGCTTGCAGATCGCCTCTTGCATCTCGTCGTTGAAGTTGCCCTGATCGTCAGTCCATCCTGCCGCACGGAACTCCATGCGTGCATGCTTTTCTAGGTTGCTCATCATCCATTCCTTCCATTGTGTGGGCACGCCAAAACAACGCAGTGCTTCTTGCACAGTCCTGACGTGCGGGGGTTCCATACGTTTGTCGAATACGCCATCTTCATCTTGGCGTAGTCGGTCAGCCACTTCTGCCACAGGCCCGGCTCATCCTCGCGGGTGTATTCGGCCTTGGGGAAAGCGTTGGCGATGACGAACAGCAGACCAGACTTCACCCGGTTGACTTGGGGGAAGTGCTTGAACACAGCCAGCGTCATCAACTCCAATTGCCCTTTGTCAGCGTACTTCGCACTCTTGCCGGTCTTGTAGTCCAGCACGAACGCTGTGTCGCCCCGTAAGATGATCAGGTCAGCGATGCCTCGCCACCACACATCCGGTGCCTTGAACCCGCACGCCTCAAGGTTCTCGGTCAGGCCCATCTCGTACTCGCACAACTTCTCACCTTCCATGGCTTTGAGTTTGTCGAGGGACTTCTGGGCGTAGGAAAACTCCGGTGGCAACGGTGTGCCATCACGGATGTAGAACTCGGCGGCTTCGTGGAAGCGCGTGCCGTAGATCAAGTGCTCGGCGTTCTGATCCTCCTGAAAGTCTTTGGCGACCTTCAGGTGGTAGTACTTCTTCGGGCACTGCTCAAATGTCTTGATGGACGAGAACGACCATGCGGGTATCTTGACTGTCATAAAAACCATTCCTTAAAGTGGTACCAAGCGAGGCAGGCGACGGTGAACCACACACCGAACAACGCAAGGTACAGGTACACCATGGCCCAAAGGCCAGCCTTATCGCCTTCGGTCACAGCACCCTCATCAATCTATGCACCAACGCATGTTCTTGTGCAATCACCAACGAATGGTTTGAGTCGCCTAACTTGGCCGTCGTCTCGCAGAAGTCCCACATCAGTAGGTGCAAGACTTCGTGCAGGGCCAACCGCTCCGGGTTCCACTCGATGCCGAAGTCGCCTTCGTTTTGTTTGGTCAGGCGAATGGATGCGTGGCGTGCCACGTGGTTACATGAGGTCTGCGCGGCGACTCGATCACCGATCTGCTCGTGCGAAATCGTGACGTGCCACTCATGCAAGCCGAATGTGTTGATCAGTTCCTCGGCCTTGGCTTTGAACTTGATGAAGTCTTCGTCGGTAAAGGTATGGATTTTCACAGTGATTTTCCTTCTGGTGCGAGTGCGTTGAGCACACTGTTGGTGACGGCTTCCTTCGTAGCCATCATGGACTTGGCGAGGTTCTGGGCGTAGCCCGACTCCATCTGCGGTGCCTCGTGCTGGCGCTTGCGCTCCTGCACTCGTTGCATGCACGCTAGGATCGCAATCTTCTCCTCCTCAGAGTAGAGTTCGCCGGAGGCTTCCTGCATCAGGTCATCCAGAACTTGTTGCAGTACCTCGTGCTTGTCCTTGGCACGCAGATCACCCCAGTTCTTGCGGCACCACTCGGTGAACACCTTGGCCGCTTCGCTTGCGTCACCCTCAAACTTTAACTCGCCGTCGTTGAAGTCCATGCGGCCCACTTCTTTACCGTTGGGGCCGTGGAAGATAACGCAGTGGTTGATGTTACTGTTGTTGCTGATCTGGACGGTGGGGTTAGTAACCCCGATACCCAAACCGTTGGAACTGAGCCTGAAACGCTCCTGCCCTAACGTGTTGTAGTACGCCTCAGCATACCCGGGGATCACGGTACCGATTTCTTGTGCGGTAATGCCGTAGGTTGTGTTCTCGTCGCTCATTTCAGCCACTCCTTAGGGTTCATAGGGTTGTTCCATCGCACGGTGCCTGCTTCGTCCATGATGACGTGCGTAGCGGAGACACCCCGAAGGATGTGCTCGTTCATGTGCCTGCGAAGTTCTTCGTCGTACTGACGAGTCTTCGTGTGCATCATCTGTTGATACAGTTGGTTCTGCATTTCCTTCTGCTGAATCTGCCGCTTCTCGGCTTCCATCGCGTCACGTGCGTTAACACGTTCGGCACGCATCTCCTTCAGTCGCTCAGTGGCAGTCAGGATAGCGATGCGTTCTTCCTCGGTGTAGACCGGCGCGTTGGCTTCTTCCATGCACTCGACGATGCACCGCTCAAGGATGCGTGCCTCGACCTCAGCGGTCACGGTGCGAAGGCGAACCGCCACGTCGTAGTGGCTCTCCTCGCGCTCCTTCATCAGTTGCCTGCGCAGACTGTCAATCTCGCGTTGCAGGTGGTTGGTGTTGTAGTTGGCCATCTCAGCAGTCTCCATAAGATTTCCCTGCACCGCTCTCGCAGTTGACGGGCAGGCCAGTGGCCCACTCGGGCACCCAGCGCATGCACTCCTCGACGTACTTCTGGGCTTCTTCCACCTCAGAGTCACGCACGCACACAGCGATGGCGTCATGCACAGTCAGCACAACCTTGTACCGCTTGTTGATCTTGAGCATCTGCTCGGCGATGATGCACC